TTCTGATACCATTCATTTAGATGACGATAAAACGTATTTTTAGTGCTATTTTTAAGTGTTTTAACCAGATCTTTTAACTCTTTTCCAGCTTCAGATTTTGGGTTTCTTGTGAGCTTTCGTGTACCCAACCACTTAAAATGAGAAAACATAAAATCAGGAATTAAATCAAATTTAGCGGAATTAAATTGAACACTAAACCATATAAACAGGGGCTTGGCGTAATGTTAAGCCTTTTTTATGGGTGAAATTTAGGTGAATGGGAAAAGTGGTAATAAATTCTTAAAAAGGCAAATTTAACCGCTTAAAGTGAGAAATTACTAAGGGGATTTAAAAGCGTTTAAATTGGTTTTAAATCCCTTTTTATTGAGTTTAAAAATCTCGGTAGCCACGGACGACTTGTCCGATGATGTTGAGTTGGTTGGCATCGTCTTCAGTTAGCACGATTGGGCTGTAAAAATCGTTATCGCTGATCAGTTCTATGCTGTCAAAATTGATTTTTACACGTTTAACCCACATTGTTCCCATGTGGTTTAAGACGAATATTTTACCTTCAGTTAAAGTTTGTTTTGAACGGTCCACGATGATTTCTTCGTTATCACTTAGCGTGGGTTCCATACTGTCGCCATGAACCTTAAACATTACGCAATTATTAGGATTTAAGCGGTTCCTGATTAGCCACGCACGTTCAACTTTAACCCAGTCTTGTTGATAAATTTCTTCATTTTCGCAACCAAAGCCTGCGGAAACATCAATTTCCCGAAAGTCCACAATATCGCAATAATCTTCATCATCCGTCTGTAAATTTAATGCTTTTCCAGAATAAGTTGGAGATTGGATTATGTCTGGGGTAAAGCCCAGTGCTTGTTGCACACTTGGGGGGAAAGATGTGTAATGGTATTCATAAACACGCCCTTTTACATTCTCTTTTCTCTTTCTTTCCCAGTTTTCCAATTTTGCTTTTTTGGTTATACCTTGAACAGTTGCAGGTAGCCCAGCAATTCCTAAAAGATCTTTTAATTCATACCAGTCTTGGATCATTTCAAAACCCCTAGATTTAATCCCTAAATTAAAATTAGTTTAAATCAGTAACTAATTGATATATAACAATATAATTTAAAATGGTAAAAAATATTGAAATTTTGTTTTAATCTCTTGTTGACTTTTGTTTTAAACTTGATTTAAACTTAGGATTAAACCAAGGGTGTAAGTCAAAAAGGTTACACCGTAAGTGTAACCCAAAAAGATTTTATTTTAAATAAAAGGATAGCTTATATGAAAAAAGATTGGAGTCGAAAGCGAATTGTTTACGAGTTACACGAGAGAAATATCACTTTAGGTTCTCTCTCTGTACAAGCAGGATTAGCACCGTCAACACTTAAAAACGCATTAAGAGCCAGTTATCCAAAAGGCGAACGAATTATTGCGGAAGCTATCGGAGTTAAACCAGAAGTCATCTGGGCTGGTCGTTATGCCGAAAGGGGAAAACAATATGTGGGTAGAGCTTAAAGATATTTTGGGGGTTGGTGGGCTACCTGCAACTGTTCAAGGTATAACCAAAAAAGCAAAATTAGAAAATTGGGAACGTCGTAGAAAAATAGGTGTAAAAGGTAAAGCCTACGAATACGCCCTATCCTCCCTCCCCCAATCCGTACAAGCGGAACTGCTATTAAAGCAACGGGTGGAAACGGTGGGAAACGAACCAAAATCGCTAAATTATCTGCCAGAAGTGATTTGGGCTCCGTTCGACAATGCCACAGAAAAACAACGTAGTGAGGCTCAGAGTAAGCTCACTCCCTTATATAAATTAGCTGATTTAACCGAGCATGGCATTAAATTTACTGATGCCTTGATCATGGTGGCAAATGAATACGGTTTTGCCAAAGGGTCTTTAAAAAGATGGTTTTACAAAGTGCGGTCATTTTCTCGCTCAGATTGGCTCCCTTTGTTGCTTGATAAACATAGTGGCAAACGTCCTAACAAAGAAGCTGATTTTAGCGAAGAAGCGTGGGACGCATTTAAAACCGATTATTTCCGCAAGGAACGCCCCCAATTTGGCGGTTGTTATGAACGGTTAAAACGAGCAGCGAAAGAAAAAGGTTGGATCGTCCCTTCGGCGAGCAGCATTAAACGCAAAATTGCCCGTGAAATCCCTAAAATCCAACAAGTGTATTTACGGGAAGGGGAAGATGCGGTGAGTAAATTTTTCCCAGCGATGCAACGCACGGTGGCAGAGCTTGAAGCGTTGGAATGGATCAACGGTGACGGCTATCAACACAACGTGTTTGTGCGGTGGCATAACGGCGAAATTGTCCGCCCTAAAACATGGCTTTGGCAAGATATTCGCACCCGTAAAATCTTAGCTTATCGGGTGGATTTAAGCGAAAACTCCGACAGTATCCGTTTAAGTTTAATGGATTTAATTTGGAAATATGGTATCCCGAAAAAGCTCACCATAGACAACACTAGAGCCGCTGCTAACAAATGGATGACAGGGGGCGTGAAAAACCGTTATCGCTTTAAAGTGAAAGAAGATGATGTGAAAGGGATTATCCCGTTACTTGGCATTGATTTGCACTGGACATCGGTGCAATTTGGCAAAGGACGGGGACAAGCCAAGCCCATTGAACGTGCCTTTTCGCATGGTGGTTTAGGTGAACTTGTCGATAAACACCCAAGTCTTGCAGGCTTTTACACAGGTTCAGGGGTTGCTGACCAACCTGACAACTATAACGGTGGTAAAAAAGGGGTGGATTACGGCACGTTTATTATGGCACTAGAAGACGGCATCCGCACCTTTAATGAACGAGAAAAACGAGAAACGGAAATCTGCCAAGGTGTGTACAGTTTTTCCCAAGTATTTGAACGGGATTACGCAAAAGCCCATATTCACAAGGCAAGTAGCGAACAAATGCGATTTCTAATGCTAATGAGCGAAGCCACCAGATTGAAAAAAGACGGCACCTTTGAGTTGGACTGTGGCGGAAAGGTAAATAACTGTAAGAACCGTTATTTAGCCACCGATTTAATCGGTACACCGCACAAAAAAGTAGTGGTGAAATTTGACCCTGCGGATTTACACAACAAAGTGTGGGTGTATAGCTTAGACGGCATTTTCTTAAGCGAAGCTATTTGTGATAAAGCTCTTGCCTTTGGCGATAAAGCGGCAGGACGTGAACATAACAAGGCTCGCCGTCAATTTGTGAAAGCCCAAAAACAAATGGCAAAAGCTCAAATCAAGATGACCACGCAAGAAGTGGCACGTTTTCAACCTGAATTTGAAGAAGAGGAACCGATTGAGCCGAAAATTATTGAGCTGTTTCAACAACAGGGCAACGCCGTACGCAAAGTGGAAGTCGGCTTGTTAGAAGATGAAGACACTAACGATTACGAACAAGCCCAATTTCAAGGCTTACGAGAATTTGCCAAAGAAAAAGGGTTAAAAACCACGATTTAAACCGAATTTTAATCACATTTAACTGAAATTTAAGGAGTACAAAATGTTTAATCAAATCCAACAAGCACGCCAATGCAGACAGATGAAAAAGGTGTCCCGATATAAAGCACGCCTTGAACAATATGAAGAAGCCTATGACTTTTTCAAAGCGGATTATTTACGCCAACAGGATGTGGCTATCGCTGAATGTTATCTTCGCCTTGTGAAAGTGGCAGAAAAGGAAGGCTGGCAAGTGCCAACCTTGCTGGAGGTGAAAGAGTGGGTTGAAAAGCCGTTGACACTTAAATCTTGCAAAATTGAACGGCGGAGATTTCAACAATAGGCACTCGGTCAAAACGCAATAGAAAGGCAATGCGATCTTGACAAGAAATAGGCAATAACAACTGGGTTTCATCGAGTTTTACTAAAGCCTTAGTGAGTTCATCTAGCTTGTAATGCAACACAGACAGGAACCCTGAAGAAAAACCAAAAAGATTTTGACTGTGATCAATGGTTTTAGGCACAAGCACCGCAGGTAATAGGTTAATCAGATCCACATAGCCTTTTCGAAAACTCGCCAAACTAGGTTTGCTTTCCGTATTAGCAAAGGAAAGCGGAAATTCATCTTTTAAAATTTGAATTTCACTCAATAAGGTTTGCGTATTCATCAGGGCTAACGGTTTTCCTTTTAGTTCTGCGGTATCAAATAGGCTAAGTGTTGAAATTTTCATTGTCATTATTCCATAAATTAAAGGGCTTTTATTATGACACTAAACACCCAAATCAAACAACTTTTAACCACAGGGCAGATCACCCAAACAGATCTCGCTCAACAGGCAGGGATTTCCACTTCCGCATTGAGTACCTATCTCAAAGGCACTTACAAAGGCAATGTGGAAAACGTGGAAAAATCCCTAGCCTTATGGCTAGAAACCCAAACCAAAAAGCAACAAGTGTTTGTGGAAGCACCGCAGTTTATTGAAACCCAGACCGCCAAAAACGTGTTTTACACGCTGGATATGGCACGCTTAATGCAAACTTCTATCACAGTTTACGGGGCAAGTGGTGTGGGAAAAACCAAGGCGTGCAGAGAATACACCCAACGCAATAACAACGTATGGATGGTGACTTCTAGCCCAAGCCGTTCCAGTTTAGGGGCGATTTTATACGACATCGCTTTAACCCTAGGGGTGAATAATCCGCCCCGTCGCAAAGACAATTTAAGCCGTTTAGTGATTAACAAACTGGAAGGCACCCAAGGCTTAGTGATTATTGATGAAAGCGACCATTTGACCTATGAAGCACTGGAAGAAATCCGCTTTATTCAAGAGAAAGCCGAAGTGGGTTTTGCCTTTATTGGCAACATTGAAGTGTATACCAAAATCCAAGGGGGCGTGAATCAAGCCAGCAAATACGCCCGAGTGTGGTCAAGAATTGGCAAACACTACGAAATCAAAGCCAGTCGCAAAGATGACATCAAAGCGATTGTGGCGGCGTGGGGGCTGGATACTACCGACAAAGACTTAATGAAAGTCGCTTGTGAGATTGGCGGTAAAGCAGGGAGCCTTAGGATTTTAACCCAATATTTACGCCTTGCTGGCATCACTGCCAAAGGACAAGGCACAGCGATTACCCTTGAGCTAATTTTGCAAGCTCAAGCCCAAATGAAAGGAGCCAACTAATGGACAGCAAAGAACAAAAACTCGCCCACAAAGTGGTGGGCGGACGCAATGATTTAACCCTTAAATATCTCAATCAAGTACAAAAATGTATTGAACATTTAGACCGTATCGGGCTACACGTGATCAACGTGGAATTTTGCAAAATCAAGCCAACGGTACGAGTACAAGCCCCTTATTTAGACCAAGAACAACGCCTTGTCAACGACTACCGAGCCATCCGCTTTATGAATGGCAACGACAGCGGACGCTTTCAAGAATATCAAATGATGGTCGAAGGCATTCGAGTCGTCTGGCGTGCGTATTTACATTAATTTTATTAACCACAGGAGAAAAAACAATGGCGAAAGCAACCAACCGAATCAAAGCCCCGACCCAAGCCTTGCGAGTGCAATCTCGTGACGAAGTGGAAGTGGCGATAAAACAGCTAGGCGACAAGCAGCGAGAGCTACAGCGCCTTGTCACCTATCAGAATGATGAAATCACGGCAATTACAGCAAGTTATGCTGAACCGTTGCAAGTGTTAAAAAATGAAATTAGCCACCAACAACAAGCTATTCAAGCATGGTGTGAAAGCCACCGTGATGAATTAACCCAAAACGGCAAACAAAAAACCGGCTACTTCAACACCGGCGAAGTGCAATGGCGAACCAATCCACCAAGCGTTCGCATTACCAAAGCGGATCAGGTGATTGAAAACTTGAAAACGCTGGGGATGTTGGAATTTATCCGCACCAAGGAAGAAATCAACAAGGATGCGATTTTGTTAGATCCAGAGAAAGCCAGAACGGTGAATGGCATTGCCATTAAATCGGGCGTGGGAGAGTTTGTGATCAAGCCGTTTGAGCAAGATGTGAAGTAAGGGGGAGCGAATGTTATCCGAACTGTATCCCTACGCTTATTTGGCCTTTATGGCGTTTATTTTTTGGTGTTTCGTGAAATATTAAAACCGTTTTCAATGCCCTTTAAAGGGAAATTTAAGGGGCATTTATAAACGATTTTATTGACGCAAGGAGCAACTATGACAACAAAGAAACCCACATCCATTGAAGACAAAGCACGCTACCGCCACTGGAGCGAAATAGCCAGTGATGCCGAAAAGCAAGGTGATTACCGCACTGCTGCCGAAGCGTGGAACTCGGCGATGCACTGTGCCAATCTTAAAAATCAAGAATGGTGTGCAGGGCGGCGAGAATTTTGCGAACGAATGATAAAACGACCATTTCGGGGGTAACAATGAACATCAGAAAACCGAGTTTTAACGAGCAACTGGATGATGTGTATCAAAGCCTTGATACCGCCCGTTATTTGCACGCCGAAGACGAGCCCCAATCCGCCCTGAAAATGCTAAAACAAGCACAACAGGAACTAAAGCAAATGATTTGGCGGTTGACGCCAATCACCCATTAATCAATTAATTAATTAACCCAGTTCAACAGGAGAACACAATGAAAAACAGTGATTTTATTAAAATGACCAGCGTGAGTATTTACAGTATGGCGTTTCCAACCGATAAACTGGTGGAAACCTTAGAAAATGCCATCTTTGATACGGTGAATAATCAAAAATTTGAACTGATTCACAACCCCATCACAGGGGAAAAAGTGCATAAATTAGGCGAAAATGGTTTGTTTTTCTCCATCCGTGCAGAATACAAACCGATAACAGCAATCATGTTATCCAGTAAATATTATGCCATGATGCAAGATAATCCTGAGGGACGAGCGGAAGAGGAAATAATACAATTGGCCCATACGGAATTAATGCAGACACTTCCTACCGTGTCAGAAATTTACAACTTTTTCTATAATACCGAAACCGAATTATTGATGATGAACAGCCGTTCACAGCGAGCCAAATTGGCATTGACACAATTAATTCATCTGTTCGGCTTGGCAGGGATGAAAAGCATCATTGTATCGGATGAGAAATTAGGCTTAAACCAAAAACTTGAAGATTATTTAAACAACGGCACACCATTATTTAAAGGCGTTGAATTTGATTTTGAAGCCACGCTGGTGCGTGAAAATGCCGATGAAAAAGCCTATCTCACCTGTAAACATGTAGATCAACCAAGTGGCAAGGAAAAAGCCTTGCAAGCCTTGAAAGACGGCTTTGCAGTGCAATCCTTGAAAATGAATTGCCTTGATGACGTGAAATTTAAACTGGATAGACAGTTAGAAATCCGTTCTATGCGTTGGACAGGCATGGCGAAAACCGCCAACAAATTAGACCGACAAGGCACAGGGTGTACTGGTATTTTTTATGGCTTTATCCAAAATCAATTTGACGTATTAAATCGGATTGAAAAGCATACGTTATTAACCTTTACGCAAGACACTAAGCTAGAAACCTTTGCCTAAAAGTTATTTACAGCTCATTGTGTTTTACGTTGTAGCAGTGAGCTGAATAATAAGTTTTACCCCAAAAGGAGTCACCCAAATGAAATGTAAATGCCCTGCTTGTGGGGCGGTGTTATCCCTTGATGTGTTGTTACAACATGAGCAAGCAAGTCAAGCCGTCTTTTCTGCCTTATCCATTAATGGCGAATTTGGTCGCTTGGCAGTGCAATATTTAGGACTCTTTCGCCCTGAAAAAACCATGCTGACAATGGAACGGCTGACGAAAGTGTTGAATGAATTGTTAGATATTGTCAATGCTGGGGGATTTAAACGCAATGGTCAGCAAGTGAATACCAGTTTAGACAGTTGGATTGACGGCTTAAATGCGGTGTTAACTAACCGCCATGCGATTAAACGTCCGCTCACGTCGCATAATTATTTATTAGAAGTGGTGAGCCAACGCCAAGGGCGAGTGGTGAGAGTGATAAACCACGCTGAATCACGCCGATTTGAAAGCAAAACCGGCAAAGCGGTGGCAAGTCTGGTGGAGTTTGCCAATGAGTAAGCCTTTGCCGCCAGAAACGAAATGGTTAAAAAGCGTGGTCGCTCAGGGGTTGGCAAGATTAATTGTGTTAGGTTTACCAGGGCGACCAGCGGAAGAAATGGCAAAACAGGTGGCAACTGTTTGGGTTGAAGCCTTGCTGTTTAAATTCAGTGGCTGGGACGAAAAATTAGACAGAAAACGTCTAGAAAAAGCCTTTATGCAATTATGCTGTGATTGTGACAAATTCCCTAGTCCAAAGTTATTACTAGATTGTTTACCCCCTAGGGATATTGTATGCCTACCATCGCCTAAAAGTGAACCGCTTAGCCCAGAACGGCAAGCCGAACTGGCACAGCGTTTTCAAGAGTTAAGACAATTTCTTGGACAAGCGAGCCAAACAAGACGAATAACCCCATAAGGAAAAAGCATTATGCACTACACCAAACCCAAATTAATTCAGCTGATCCACATTGCCAAGCAAAAACTCGGCATAGATGAATTTAGTTACCGAGCCATGTTGCAACGCATCGCTAAAAAAGATAGTTGCAAAGCCATGACCCTTGCTGAATTAATGCAAGTCATGCACGAATTAGAACAAAAAGGCTTTAAAGTGCGTGCAAACCATCGAAAATACTCGCCAAGCTCAAAAACTGCGGTGGTAAAAAGCCAAATTTCCAGCAAAATTAGAGCGATTTGGATTGATATGGCAAAACATGGCATCATTCGTGACGGTTCAGAACAGGCGTTGAATGCATGGGTACGTTCCATTGCCAACCCCATTTTAAATCGTCAAAACCAACCTATTGTGTTAAACGTGGGGGCGTTAGATGACAGAATGGCAAGTCTAGTACTAGAACGGTTAAAACAATGGCAAAAACGCACCGCAAGCAATTAGTCAAAAAATCTTTTCCATAAGCCAAACGGAACCGCTATAATTTTAACCATAGATCATTCTTACGGAGAGCAGACAATGTTAAACGAACAAATTGACAATTTTCAACAAAAAGCCCCTGAGCTATTGTCAGATCTTGCCAAACGTATTGAACTGGGCGTATTGTCTAAAATGTCGTCTGCCAACGATGAAAACCAGCAACAAGCTCGTCAAATTGGCATTGAAATTGCCCATGATATTGCCAACGCTTGGGGCGGTGAAGTGATTTATATTCCACGTAATTTGATTTTGTTATTAAGCGAACGTGATCGGCAAATTTACGCCGAATTTAACGGCAGAAACCATAGCGAATTGGCACGCAAATACAAAGTTTCTATGCAATGGGTATATCAAATTGTGAAGAAAATGCGAAAGGAAGAGATTGACCGCCAACAACCGCAGTTGTTTTAGTATTCTTTAAACTGTTTTAAAAGACAAGAAGGTTATTCATGTTTAAGCTTTACCTATTTTCTGGTAAGGCTTTTTCAGCATTCAATAATTAACTAAAAAGGTAAATTAATTTTATATAATATTGATTTTTTGTTTTTGGTTGTAGTAATCTTACACAAACTTTAATTCAAGTGAGGAGAACAATATTATGGCACTTACAGAATTTGGCAAAGCGGTTCGTAAGGCAAGAATTGATGCTAACGAAACATTGCTTAGTATGGCTAAAAAAATCGGAACAAGCCCAGCCTTTTTGAGTGGAATGGAAACTGGGCGAAAAAAAATATCTAATGAATGGATAGAAAAGGTCGTTGCTTTTTTCAATGAGAAAAAAGTCAAAATTGAGAATCTATCTGAATTGGCTCACATCTCTAATGCTACCATTCCCGTTGAAGGCTTGCCATTAAAACAACAAATGTTGGTGGCTGGGTTTGCAAAATCCGCCATGACAGCAGAGCAACTTAAAAAATTTGCAAATTTTTTGGAAGAAATTAATCATCAAAAGGAGAATAATTGATGAGTATACAAAGTCTTTTGTATCAAATGAACGGTTACCGAGTATCCCCAATGACGAGAAATGATATAGCACAAATTGCGACGCCAATAGCTAAACAATTTGGATTAAACTCTAAAAACAGAAAACAATTAGACAAAATCTTAGAAAAAGTCAGCGATATTGCCACTATAGACATTCTTTCTGATGAAGAGTGGCAAGAACTCACCTTAAATTTCACTAAAGGTCATTATAGTCCAGCAGAACTTACCATTCGCATTCCTGAGCGAACTTACATAGAGGCTTGTCAAGGCGATTATGATGCTCTTAGACAAGATTCACGAAAGAGTGTAGCAATTTTTTATAAAAATTACCACTTTTCTAAGTTTAAGTTGTAATAAATTCGCTCTTCTATCGTAAAAGGGGACGCTTATGTTCTTTGAAACGACACAAAACAGTGGTGTTGTGGTGGTTTATACCCCCTATATCACTAAAAATGGTAAACGTATCTACCGTAAAAATGGTGGTATGTTCCGTTTTGAAGTGCCAGCGAATGAATATCGTTGTCACATCTGATCTTTAAAGCCGTTTAAAATTAATTTTAAACGAAATTAATTACACTCCAGTTATTAAATTAAACTTGATAACTGGAGTTTTTTTATGACCATTCAAATCAACAAAATTGTGATCCACTGTTCCGCCACACGTAACGGCAAATCCCTTGCTCGCAATGGGTTAACTGCTGCCCAAGTGATTGACAGTTGGCACAAACAACGAGGTTTTAAACGCACTGAGGCGAACCGCAAAGACTTTAATCCTAATTTAGGTTCAATCGGCTATCACTATGTAATTGATATCGACGGCACGGTAGAAACGGGGCGGAAAATTGGCGAAACAGGGGCGCATGTGAAAGGGCATAATACCAACAGTATTGGCATTTGCCTTGTGGGCGGAATCACGGCAGACGGCAAGAACCATGGCGAATACACGGCTCAACAATGGTGGGCATTGTATGATTTATTGTTGAATTTAGAACAACGTTTCCCGCATGCCAAAATTTACGGACACCGTGACTTATCGCCTGATTTAAACGGCGACGGCAAAATCACTCGCAATGAGTGGCTGAAAGATTGCCCTTGTTTTGATGTGTGGCAATGGCTGGATAGTGGTGAAGTGATTAACGTAGATCATTTATTTAAGGGGTAGATTATGCAAATTTTTATCAATATTTTAACCCTTTTTGCAACAGGGTTTTCCTTGGCTACTGGGGCGATTTTTGCGGTGGTAATTTTTGAATATATCCGCAATCGGGTCATAAAATGGAAAGTAAGAAGAGAAATCAGAAATGAGCGTTAAGGAGCTGATTAGTAACCATGATGGACGGCTTTCCACGACGGCAACCATTCAATTTTTCGGCTTTGTGGCTGCGGTGGGCGTCATGCTGTATAGCGTGTATATGGATAAATCCTATGTTCCCGAATTATTTAGCACGTTTTTATTTGCCTGTGTTGGCACCGCTGCCACCAAAGGCGTGACGAATGCACTTCAGAGGACAGAGGACGGAAGGGGGTAAACCATGAATTTGATTTTAATTGGTGTTGTGTTGGCGGTGATTGGCGTGGTTGTGGGCTGGTTTAAATGGTTTATGGCAAGCCGAGAGGTGGAAAAATTACTAAAAACCACGGCAATCTTGCAAGAAGAAAAGGCGACACTACAACAGCAAAAAGCCGTAGTCGAAACCCAAGTAAAAAACTATCAGGTGAAACAGAACAATGAAAAAAACGCTCGCAATATTGACCGCACTGCTATTGTTGACCAGTTGCACACCCAAGGTGATCTCCGTGACTAATTCAAGTTGTGCAGGCTTTAGTTTGATTACCGCAAGCCGACAAGACACCACTGAAACCCTACGCCAGATTTTAGTGCATAACAGCAACTATCGGGCAATTTGTGAGCAAGGGGGCTTACAAACAGAACCACAAGGAGAGCCACACAATGAGTGATTTTTTAGATGCACTGCAACGCCACTGGGGGCTGATTGTTACCGTGGCAGGAGCAGTATGGGCAATTATGAAGTTATCCATGGACAGCAAATATCCCAATAAAAATGATTTAAAAGCCGTCTGTCAAAATATTTTTGAAGTGGAAGCTCGTATTACCCATATCGAAGATACCTTAGAACATCTACCGACCATGGAGCAAATCAGCGAATTAAACGTCTTGATGACCGCCATAAAAGGCGAAATGGGGACGGTTAATTCAAGGTTGAGTACGCTCACCTACCAAGTAAATTTATTAATTGAAGACCGAGTAAGGAATTAACCATGAGCATGCCAAGAAATATTTTTTATGAAGACCAACGTTTAGTGATATTACGTAGCCTTGTAGATTGTGGTTATGACGCCAACGAATCCATTTTAAATGATTGTTTAGGCTTATATGGTCACGATATTAGCCGTGATTTAGTCAAAAATCATCTGCACTGGCTAGAAGAGCAAGGCTTAGTCACCCTGACACATATTACCACGCTGGCCACACCGCAAAATCACGATTTTCTGGTCGCCAGTATTACCCAACGTGGGTTAGATGTGGCCCAAGGGCGAGCCATGGTGAACGGTGTAAAACGCCCAAGTCCAACATGTTAAACTGTCTTTAAAGGGGATTTAAATGAGCGACAAAAACACCCGAGGACGAGCCAGTAAAGTAGATTTACTGCCACCGGACATCAAAACCCGATTAGCCATGATGTTGCGTGACAAAATGTTTTCACAGGCGGAAATACTGGAAGAAATCAACGATCTTATCCGTGATTGTGGCTTACCTGATGACATGCGTTTAAGCAAAACTGGCTTAAACCGCTATGCCAACCGTATGGAGAAAATGGGAGCAAGAATCCGCCAGTCACGAGAAATAGCCGAAGTGTGGACCAAACAGTTTGGCGAAATGCCACAAAGTGATATTGGTAAAACCTTAATGGAATTGGTGAAACAAATTGCCTTTGATACGTCAATGTACTTAGGTGATCAACAAAATGGGGTGAGTGCTAAAGATTTATCTCTCTTGTCTGCGGCAGTGCAACGCCTAGAACAAGCCGAAAGCCTGAGCTTTAAACGTGAACAAGCGATTCGCCAAGAAACCATTAAACGAGCTGCTGAAGCAGTGGAACAAGCCGGTAAACAAGCCAACCTTTCTATTAATGATGTAAGTGAAATGATTAAGGCAGTATATGGACTTAACAGCTAAAGCGATCCTTTTTGACTATCAAAAAAAATGGCTCAACGACAAAAGCCGTTTCAAGGTAGCCATGTTTGCTCGTCAAACTGGCAAAACCTTTACCACTACCCTTGAAATTGTGTTGGATTGTATTGAACACGAAATGAAAGGCGAGCGTACTCGCTGGGTTATTCTGTCTCGTGGGGAACGCCAAGCCAAAGAAGCGATGAACGAAGGGGTAAAACGTCATCTTGAAGCCATGGGAATAGCTTGCAATGTATTAGAAGTGCCATTTAGCCCAACGGTGAACGCCCTTGAAGTAGTGTTTCCTAACGGCTCAAAAATCACCGCCCTACCAGCCAATCCCGACACGGCTCGGGGGTTTTCGGCTAACGTGTTTTTAGATGAATTTGCTTTTCATCAAGATAGCCGAGAAATTTGGAAAGCCTTGTTCCCAGTTATTTCCGCTGGTTGGAAATTACGAGTTGTCAGTACCCCAAATGGCAAAGGTAACAAGTTTTATGAGCTGATGACTGACCTAAATAATACCGAATGGTCACGCCATAGCGTAGATATTTACCAAGCAGTAAGAGACGGCTTGCCACGCAATATTGACCAACTCAAAAAAGGCTTAAATGATGAGGATGCGTGGTCACAAGAATTTGAACTGAAATGGCTAGATGAAGCCAGTAGCTGGCTTTCCTATGATTTAATCGACGGCGTGGAACATGAACACGCTGGCATCCCTGAATTTTACGGTCACAACCCTTGCTTTGTGGGTATGGATATTGCCGTTCGGGGCGACTTAACCGTGATTTGGGTGCTAGAACTGATCGGTGATGTCTATTGGACACGTGAAATCGTGGAATTAAAGCGAGTGCCTTTGCGTGAACAGTTAGACGAACTTGCCCATATTTTTAACCAATATAACGTCATCAGTTGCTACCTTGACCAAACAGGCATGGGCGAAAAAATGGTCGAAGACGCCCAATATCAACACGGCAAAAGCCGAGTACAGGGCGTGCTGTTTAACGTGGCAAGCAAACTCAATATGGCAATCATTGGCAAAAATGCCTTTGAAGATCGCAAGATTCGGATCCCACAAGGTGACAATGCCTTACGAGAAGATTTACATAAACTCAAAAAAATCACCGGCTCCACAGGGCAACCAAGATTTGTAGCAGAAAGCGACAGTCAAGGCCATGCGGATAGAACTTGGGCTTGTTTTCTGGCGCTGACTGCAGCGAGTGACGGTGTGGTGACACCGCTCAAAGCTCACAGTCGCCAAACCCGAACCAGTCGAAAACTTTTGCAAGGATATTAAACCATGAAAAATAAAAACGATTTAATCGGCGTGATAGCCAGCCGTGCCACCGCAGCGGATGTGTGGGCGTATTTACATTATTTGCCGAATCCCGATCCGGTACTCAAAAAAATGGGTAAAGATGTTTCGGCTTACCGTGAAATCTTGTCCGACAGCCATGTAGGCGGTTGTGTACGGCGACGTAAGGCAGCAATTAAAGGCCTTGAATGGCGACTGACGCCCACTGGTGATGAAAAAACAGATGAAATCTTAACCGCAGTTTTTGAAAGATTGCCACTTAATCAGATTATCAATCAGCTTTTAGATGCTCCTTTGTTTGGTTATCAAGTGTTGGAAATCGACTGGCAAAAAGATGAACAAGGGCGGTTAATCCCTGTGAATTTAGTCGGCAAGCCCCAAGAATGGTTTAACTTCGATGAAGATAACCAATTAATGCTACGAACGAAAAAAGACCGCTTTGGCGAACCGGTGAAAGAGAAGAAATTTTTGCTTGCAACGCATCAGGCAGATTATATCAACCCTTATGGCAAAGCAGATTTAGGGTTGTGCTTTTGGGCGGCGACCTTTAAAAAAGGCGGTTTCAAATATTGGTTAGAGTTTGTGGAAAAATACGGCTCACCCTATTTACTCGGCAAGCACCCAAGACAAGCCCAAATTCACGAAATCGAAGATTTGCTTGACAGCCTAGAACAAATGGCCGGTAGTGCTGTGGCTGCGATTCCTGATGACAGTAAAATTGAGATTTTACAAGGCAGTGATAAAAGCGGTAACTCGCAATTATTTGATGACTTCTTGCGAGCCTGTAAAGCGGAAATCTCAGTCGCCTTATTAGGACAAGACCAAACCACCGAAGCCGACAGCAACCGAGCTAGCAGTCAATCGGGCTTAGAAGTCACACGTGATATTCGCAACGAAGATGCCGCCATTGTAGAAAGTGCCTTTAATCAGCTTTTAGCTTGGATTTGTGAATTTAACTTTACCCAGCTTGAAACCTTGCCACGCTTTGAACTATACGAACAAGAAAGCATTGATAAATTACAAGCCGAACGTGACAAACTGCTCAGTGATATGGGCGTTCAGTTTACTGAACAATATCTCCACCGCACCTACGGCTTTGAAGATGGCGATATTATGCTGAAATCCGCAGAACAAGCCCCCGACTCAGTGAAAAGTGCGGTGAAAAATGGGGCAGAATTTGCCGAAAAACCGCAAAGCGTTCACCCGATAGCCGATGGCATTGTGGAACAGTTAGAAGTGGAAAGCCAAGATTTAATTGATGTGTGGCTACAAGATATTAAAGACCGTTTGTTGCAAGCCGATAGCCTAGAAGATTTTCAAAGTCAATTAGATAGCCTGATTCCTGAACTCACCTTTGCCGAATATGGGCAATTAATGGCGTTAGGTTCCGTTGTTGCAGAATTGGCAGGGCGACAATCTGTTTCAGATGAAAATATGTAGGGGCGTATTGCATACGCCCAAGGAAGCACAATGAATACATTCACTTTTGAACAACAAGCCAAATTTTTTGAGAAAAAACTCAATCTCAAAACCGACAGCTACCTTGATGTATTAGGCGAAGAACACGACTACTTTTTTATGGTTGCCGGTGCCAATCGTAATGAAGTGTTATTGGCATTTCGTGAAGCGGTGGATGCAGCCATTGAAAATGGCGAAACGCTGGAACAATTTAGAAGCCGTTTTGATGAAATCGTGGCTCAAACAGGTTGGGATTATAACGGCGGTCGTAACTGGCGAAGTCGGATTATTTACGATACCAACGTGTACGGCAGCTATAACCGTGGGCGGTTAATGCAACATTTAGAGCTGGCAGAAGCAATGCCCTATTGGGAATACCAACACAACGAATGTCTGCACCCACGCCCCGAACACGAAGACTGGGACGGCTTAGTATTGCGTTATGACGATCCGTGGTGGCGGTATCATTACCCGATTAAAGCCTACGGCTGCCATTGTACTGTAGTTGCTCACGATGAAGATGATTTGCAGACTTACGGCAAACGACTACAAACCGCTCCCCCTGTGGAAATGGAAACCAAGATAGTCGGCACCCGTTCGGGCAACCCACGCAAAGTGACCAAAGCCAAAGGCACGGATGTGGGTTTTAAGCCGTGGGATTTTGGCAAGATTAAAAGCGGACGAGTAGAAACTATTGACCAGATTTTGTTTAATAAGATGGTTGCGGCAAGTCAAAAAACAGATATTAGCAATCAATTTTTAAGCCGTTTAACTAGCAATGTGTTGGATAATCCAAACGCATTAAATCTGCTTAATCAATCAATGGCAAGTATGGTTGAGCAGGTGGTCGGCAATAAGGTTTCAAAAGGTGTGACAAAAACGGTGGGGGCAATCCCTGTGCAAGTGCTAGACAAGTTGGATAGCTTAAAGAAAACACCACAAACGCCATTTATTGCCGTGCGTGATGAAGATATTCTGCACGCCTTGCGAGACAGTAAACAGGCGAAAGAAATCAATTTACCAGTGGAGTTTTGGCAAAACTTGCCTGAGAAATTGCGGAAGCCGAAAGCTATTTTGTTACAGCCGAACACGTCCAAGAACGGCAAAGCAGAAAAAGATAGCTTGCTTTTTATCTACGATACCGACAAAGGCAAAGTAGCGATAATTATGGATTATGACGTGAAGTTAAAAGACCCCAAAACAGGGAAGAAAGTTAATGCACAGGTGAATATGGTTAGGACGGCAAGTGTTATTAATGGCGAGTTGGACTGGTTAAATTTGAAAAACAGTTTCGAATTATTATGGGGAAGTTTGGATTAGCTCGCTAGATTGCCTGATTCGAACAGGATAATACGGGCGACAAACCATTCGTAACCTTTCCAGTAGGAAACCACTAGCGAGCAAATTTGGAAATATTATGGAAAATTTTAGCAGTGGTTCGCCTGATTCGAACAGGATAATACGGGCGTACAACTTATGCTAGGCGTAACCTTTCCAGTAGGAAACCCCCACCGCATAGGTGAACTATACGCCCAAACTATTTTTAAATCAACAATAGGAGTAAAAATGGCACTCACTTAAATACTGGGTGGGACTTGAACCTCACAATATCACTTTAAGCTAACCAACAAAGCAGCGAGTGCCAATACTGTTTGCTGGCTATTAACACTTAAAGGGCAATCACCTTAATTTGCCCCTGCAATATTTAAGCAAGAAAGACTATACTGCAAAAGATCATATCGTTCAACACTAAAACGAAAAATATGGTATTTCAAAAAATGCTATATCGGGATTATCTTTACTTGGCATACCTGTTCTTCTTTCCTGCCAGCGGCGTTGATAACGTTTAAGTTTGAATGAATAATCAGCGTATTGTGAAATAAAGAAATCTCTTTGTTTGTGTTGGTGAACTAAATGATAAAGTGCAGCGGCTTGCCTGAAAAGAGAAACAAGTAATTTATGCTTTTGATTTGCTCGAGATGGAATAAACGTGTAACGATAGAAACGAGAATAATAATTTCCATAATACAAATAATCTTGATTGAATTTTTGTTCTATCGCATCGTATAAAATCTTAAATTCAGTTTGGGCTTCTTCAAAACGCCCTAGTTTGTATAAGCACCACGGGAAATAAAGAGTTAATTCAAAGTCATCTCTTAATTTAGGATTGTTAACAAAAGTTTGTCTTACACGATACAAACAAGTCAACGCGGCTTCATAATCTCCTTTTGACCATAATCGACGAGCTATATAAACTAACTTTGGCATATAGGTAGAATGTGGTTTAGCACGTTGCAATGCTTTTTTGTTTAATTTGTACTCTTTGTTACTTTTAAAGAAATTAGTCATATAACATCTCAATAAAATGAAATTGAATAACAATAAATATATGCTCAAAGGATTGTTTAATCAATAAATAGGAACAGATAAAATGATCAAAATCACCTTGGACAGCTCGACCGCCCAACGCCAGCTACAAGACATCGCAGGGCAACTTCGCCCCCCCCGATTATTATTCGGTGTGTTGGGTGAAACCTTAAAAAAAATTCACAGCGAACGCTTTAAGCAACAGATTGACCCACAAGGTCGGGCGTGGAAACCGTTAAGCCCGTTGACCCTGTCTGAAAAACGTGGTACAAAAATCTTGCGTGAACGTGGACAGCTGGCAGACACGCTGGCGTATAACTACGATGATAAAAGCCTAGAATTTGGATCGGGCTTACTTTACGCCCCCGTCCATCAATTTGGGGCAACCGTGCGACCGAAAAATGCCAAAATGCTCAAAACCAAAGGCGGACATTTTTTGCGTAAAGCCATGATCCCAGCTCGTCCATGGTTGGGTGTCAATAGCCAAAATGAGCAACAGTTATTAAGAAAAGCCAACGCCCATTTACAACGCCAATTAAACCAATCTGCCTAGTAACTCAAAATACCGTCTAAAAACGCCATACAGCGGTTTTATTTTTTAGTAATGGATTTTATCAAGCTAAAAAATTTAAACAAAATTGAACGGATTTAAACGGCTTTTGAACGACTTTAAAATGCTATTTTTTCTCAAATAGCATATTTACCCAAAAATCCCCCTATTTTATTCTTTAAACCCCTTTAAAAGCCTTTCCCCACCTTTTTCGTTAATCTGGCGTTAATTAGTGATGATTAACGGAAAGCTCAACCATGCAACTGATCGAAATTTTTAAAGCCGGTAAACGCCAATCTGCCAACGGCCAAGTATTTCATATTAGCCGTGATGACTTGCAAAAAGTGGTAGATAACTACAATGCCGAATTTCACGAAGCCCCTATGGTGGTTGGTCACCCTAAAATGGATGCTCCTGCTTATGGTTGGATTGAACGGCTTGAACTGGACGGTGATGTACTGAAAGCCCAACCGAAAGACGTAGATGCTGAATTTGCTGAACTGGTTCGCTGTGGTAAGTTTAAAAAAATCTCCGCTGCTTTTTATCTCCCTAACGCCAACAGCAACCCCAAACCTGACGGCTATTATCTTCGCCATGTGGGTTTTTTAGGGGCCATGCCCCCAGCGGTGAAAGGCTTAAAAGACCCGATTTTCAACGATAGCGAAAAAGATGTGGTGGAGTTTAGTGAGTTTAGCGACTGGGCGAACGCTGGGTTGTGGGCGAGATTGCGTGATTTTTTTATTGAGAAATTTGGCTTAGAAGAAACCGATAAAGTATTGCCAGCTTGGCAAGTGCAAGATTTACATGAACAAGCCATTCGAGATGAGATGAAAACCGAAAATCAGCCCGAATTTGCACCGCACTTTAGTGAAGAAACGGAACCGAACACGGCAGAACCAACCGACAACCATACAACGGATTTGATTACCTCAGATACTCAACCCCAAGGAGAAACTATGTCACTTGAAGACCAACAAAAATTGGCTGAATTAGAAGCTGAAAATGCCAAACTGCGTGCAACACAGGCGGAAATGGCGAAAGCTGCAACGGAAAAAGATAACGCCGAATTTGCCGAAAGCCTGTTAAATGCCGGCAAGCTCATTCCTCGCCAAAAGGAAGCAGCGTTAGCCTTGTTAAACACCGATTTTGACAGCGTAGAATTTGCGGAAAGCGATTTTAAACAGCATTTAAAAGCCTTTTTAAGCGAATTACCGAAAGCGGTGGAATTTGCCGAACAGGCCACCAAAGAAAATGTGGCTACCGCCCCCGATGAAACGGTGGAGTATGCTGAGGGAACTAGCCCAGAAAGCATTCAAGCAGATCAGGCTATTCGGACTTATATGAAAGAACACAACGTCGGTTATGCCGTCGCCTTTAACGCCATTTACCAATAAGGAGCAACCCATTATGGCTGATTTATCTAAACAACGCATTCAAGATCCTGTATTAACTGAACTGGCCAAAGGCTATCACAATGCCAATATGATCAGCGAAAGCCTGTTCCCTGTGGCAGAAACGGCCAAAGAAGGTGGCAAAATCCCTGTCTTTGGGCGTTTAGCGTTCCGTTTACAAACCACTAAGCGTGATGTGCGTGGGGCATCTAACCGTTTAACCCCTGAAGATATTAACTCTATCAGTATCGTGTTAGACGAAAACGATATTGAATACCCAATTGATTATCGTGAAGTCAATGAATCTGCGGATGTCTATCCACTTCGTCAATATGCCTTAGGGGTCACCCAAGATGTGATTGCGTTGGGGCGTGAAAAAGCCAGTGCAGCATTGGCATTAGATACCGCCAATTATGACGCCGGCAACAGTGTCACCTTAAGTGGCACGTCTCAATTCAGCGATGAGAAGTCTGATCCGATTGGTGTGATTAAACAAGGCATCCGCACTATTCAACGCAACACCGGTCGCAAGCCCAATGTGTGTGCGATTTCCGGTGATGTGTGGGCGGTGTTAAGCGAACACCCGAAAGTGTTGGAAAAAATCAAATATGTGCAGACCGCTATTTTAACCCCAGCCGATTTTGCTCGCTTAATCAATATTGACAGCGTAGTGATTGGTGAGGCTGTTTACGAAGAAAGCGGTGAACTCAAAGACATCTGGAGCAAGGATATTGTATTGGCGTATGTCGCCAACGGCACGGAACGTAAACGCAATATTTACGAACCGTCTTACGGTTACACCATTCGCCGTAAAAATGGCTTGTATGTCGATACCTATCAAGAAAACGGCGGAAAAATTGAAATTGTACGTACCACGGACATTCATAAAGCCCATATTGTGGGTAATGCAGCCGGTTATTTGATTAAAAATTGTATCTAGTGTTATCGGGGCATCTCGCCCCTTTACTCCCAAGGACTGATTATGGAAACGAAATTTTACCAACTTATTGCAAAAACTGCCCTGTTACATAACGGCGTACGTTATGAACAAGGCGAGAGTATCGAACTGACGGAGCAAGAAGCGGAAAATTTAACGCTTTATGTGCAGTTAGACGAAGCGGAAACAGCACGCAAAGCAGCGGAACAAAAAGCCAAAAAGGCAAAACAGAAAACCGTAGAACCTGATAAAACCAGCGATAAAACGGAATAGCAAGCATGTATATTCAAGCGGATGAATTGTTGGAAGTCATGAGCCAGCGTAATTTGATTGAACTGACTAACGACGAAAGCCGAGCCACGGAAATCAATTTAGCGGTGGCAGAAAAAGCCTGTATTCACGCCTGTGAAATCGTGGACGGTTATTTACGCTCACGCTATCTCACACCGTTAAATACGGTGCCAACCATCGTTCGCAATATTGCTTTACAGCTGGCTCGCTTTTGGTTGTATTCACGTCGCCCTGAAGGGAGTAAATTTCCCGACAACGTGAAAGACACCCACGCCCAAGCCTTGAAAGACTTGGAACGGATTCAAAATGGCAAATTACATTTAGGTTTGCCAACGCTGGCAGATGGGAATGATGACCATGTACTAGGGGAAGCAAAATTTCAGACCCGAAGCAAGCCAAAAATGGATTTAACAGGATACTAAGATGTCTGCCACTTTACCGATTTTAACCAGTATTCAGCAACGCTTGCTTGATACAACCAGTCAATTTGCGGTGGAGCTATTTCCCGATGATGTGGATAACTACTACCTGAAAGACGAAGTCGGGGCGGTGTTGGTGCAATATGCCGGTTCAAAGTTTGAAAGCCTAGACAGCGTGGACATTGTGCAACAACGCCGAGCGGTACAAATCGCTTTAACCGTGATTGCTCGCAGTCAACACAATGACCAAGGGGCGTTAGATATTTTAGACCAAATCCGTTTAAGCCTAACTGGCTTTCGCCCGACAAACTGCACGCCATGTCATTTAATCAGTGAGCAATTTATCGGTGAAGACAGTGGGCTGTGGCAGTATCAGTTATTGATACATACCGAAAGCTGGCAAGTGGAGCGAGTACAACCACAAGATTTACCCAAATTTACCACCGCACTTTATCGGGACAACACCCGAACCAGTGCGGCATTAACCAACAAATAGGAGCAATTATATGGCTTTTCATCACGGAACCAAAACCATTCGAGAAACTGGCGGTTCAGTCGCCGTTGAAACCGTTGACGGTGCCATTATCGGCATTGTCGGCACTGCCCCACAAGGGCCAGTAAACGAGCTGACGGTTTGCCAAACCACCAAAGATTTTAGCCAATTTGGCACCATTTTAAATCAGGGCTTTACCCTACCAGATGCCTTTGATGTATTGGCACGTTATGCTGCCGGCAAAGTCTATGTGGTCAACGTATTAGACCCAACCAAGCATCAAACCGCCGTCAATAGCGAAACCTTAACCCAAGATAACAGCACTTTAATAGCAAACACCCAAAAACAAGGCTTATTAACCTTGACCTTAAGCGGTGACGGTCAAACCCTGAGCGAAGGAACCGATTATGCGGTAACGCTACAAACCGGTGAAATTAAGCTCACCAAGTTATATGAAAATTTAACCGCTGATTACACTTACGCCGACCCAAGCAAGGTCACGGAGAATGACATTAAAGGCGGTATCAATGCTGCCACAGGCAAACGCCAAGGTTTTGAATTATTGCGTGATGGCTTTAACTTATACGGTGCCGATGCCAAAATTCTTATCTGCCCTGAATACGATGCCACTGCCAGCTGTGCGGCAAGCCTTGCCAGTCTTGCGGAACAATTAAAAGCCGTGGCTTATGTGCAATTGCCAAAAGGCACTAGCCTATCAAAAGCCATTTCAGGGCGTGGACCACTGGGCGATATTAATGCGTCCGCCAGTTCTGAACGAGTACGCCATTTCTTCCCTTATGCCGTAGGGTCAAGCAATACGCTCGAAAGCCTAGCGGTTCATGCCGCCGGCTTACGCATGAAAACCGATACCGATAATGGCTACTGGTTTAGCACTTCAAACCGTGAACTGTCTGGTGTGATTGGTATGGAAATTCCATTAACCGCTCGCATTGATGATGAACAAAGCGAAACCAACCTATTAAATGCGGTGGGGATTAGCACCATTTTTAACAGTTTTGGCACAGGCTTTAGATTATGGGGTAACCGTTCGTCTAACTATCCAACGGTCACCCATATTATCAATTTTGAAACGGCATTACGCACAGGCGATTTGATTGATGAAAGTATTCGCCGCACGGAATTGCAATTTATTGACCGTCCGATTGATGATGCACTGATTGACAGCCTTGTAGAAACTGTTGATACCTATATGCGAGCGTTACCAAGTATTGTGGGTTATTCGGTCGGGTTAGATTACGACTATGATTTAGTGGATGCCTTTAGTCAAGGCAAGGTGCCATTAACCTATGATTACACGCCAAAAATCCCAGCCGAACTCATTACTAACCGTTCCGTAATGACACGTAAATATTTGGCTAACTTAATTTCATCTAGCTAAGGAGAACAGCAATGAGCGTACAAATTAACCAAATCGTCAACGCCAATGTGTATATGGACGGTAATTCCTTACTGGGTAAGGCAAAAGATTTCAAACTGGCCGACATTGAGTTTGAAGAAATCGAACATAAAGGCCTTGGCTTACATGGCACCATTAAATTACCAGCTGGCATGAATGCTATTGAAGGGGAGGTGACTTGGGATAGTTTCTACCCTGAAGTGCGAGCCAAAGCCTATAACCCATACAAAAACGTGCAATTACAAGTGCGGTCAAATTTACAGGTGTTTGATGCCCGTGGCTTATTGGTGGAACAACCGATGGTCACCATTATGAACGTCAGTTTCAGCAAAACCACTGGCGGTAGCTTTAAAAACAAAGAGGCCACCGAACATGCAGACACGTTCCAGATTTACAGCATTAAGCAAACCGTGGCGGGCAAAGAGATCTTATTTATTGATGTCTTCGCTAATATCTTCCGTGTCAGTGGGCAAGATGTGCTAAGCACCTACCGCACGAATATCGGGCAATAACGCTAATTCAATGGGCGGTAAAACGTCCATTAAATCAACCTTAAACTTTATTTAAAAGGAACAAATGATGACAGACATTATTATCAAACTCGACTACCCCATCATCAACGGACAAGGCGAAGAAGTGACCGAACTCCACATCCGCCGAGCTAAAGCGAAAGACATCCGCAAAATGACAGGCAAAACCGAAGCGGAACAATCTATCAGTTTACTGGCTCAACTTACCGGACTGGTGCCAGAAGATATTGACGAGCTAGATATTGCCGACTTCACCAAAGCGGCAACGGAAGTGCAAAAAATGACGGGAAAGTCAGCCTAGACAAGCTCAATCAGGCGCAAGCGGATTTAATGTGGTGGTTTGGCTGGTCGCCCCGTGATGTGGATAATTTAACCCTAGATGAAACCGCACGCTGGCTGGAACAAGCCAACCGCCAAATTAAAGCCAGATACAGCAAAGCCGCTTTTTAGCGGCTTTTGGTTTAATTAACCAGTTTGTTAGGTGGGGTTTTGGGTTTTCGTTTGAAACGGGCTTTTATTTTTTCCCAGTCAGCTTGGTTTTTGGCGTTGAGTTTATCTTCATCAATAAAACTGCCGATTAAGACTAGAAGAAAAATTGCACCACTAATAAAAAACCATGTCAGGTGGGTTTGATAAAGCCAAACACCTAAAACCAACAGTAATAAGAAACCAATGAAGATGGCAATTTTGATAAAAACATTATCAATAAAATCGATTAACCATTTAAACATCATCTTTCTCCATAGAAACACATAAGGAAACTATAAATTATGTCGTCAAATTTAGCAATAGGTTTAGTGATTGGGGCTAGTGTGGGGTCTGCCCTTGCAGGCATTAAGAATGTGCGTAATAGTTTAAAGTTACTCAGCGATGACACGGTGAGCCACTGGAAAAAAGCGAGTATCTATGCAGGAAAATCCATTGCCAGCATAACCTCAGTGGCTACTGGGTTTAAAGGATTGAGTGCAATGACGGTCAATTTAGCCCAACCCGCCATTGAATTCGAATCTGCCATGGCAGGGGTGAAAAAAGTGGTGGATTTTGACACGCCACAACAGTTTAAGGAAATGAAGGAGGATATTTTAGCCTTAACTAGAACCATTCCGATGGCTGGGGAAGAGCTGGCAGCGATTGTGGCATCAGGCGGTCAGGCGGGGATTGCCCGTGAGAATCTGTTAGGCTTTGCCACGGATGCGGCGAAAATGGGGGTGGCGTTTGATATGGCGGCAGGGGATGCGGGTGGTGCGATGGCGACCATGGCAAATGTGCTGGGCAAGCCGATTGCGGAAATGGCACAATTAGGCGATGCCATTAACCATTTATCCGATAATGCCAACTCTAAAGCGGCGGATATTGTGAATGTGATCACCCGTGCGGGTTCAGATACCCGCATGCTAGGGTTAGATGCCAATCAGACCGCTGCCTTTGCTTCTACGTTTTTGTCAATGGGGAAAGCGCCAGAGCTTGCCGCACAAGCGATTAAGGGCATGAGTTCAAGTTTCATGCAGTTAAAAGCAGGACACGCCACCGATGAATTAAAACAACTGGGCTATACCACGGAAAGTTTTGCCAACGCCATGAATGAAGACGCACAGGGGGCAATTACGGGCTTTATTGCGAAGGTAAAACAATTACCAAAAGATAAGCAATATCCGCTTCTCGCCAAAATTTTTGGCAAACAATATGCCGATGATGTGTTATTGCTTGCCCAAAACACGGCGGAATATAACCGCCAGCTAGATTTACTCGAGCAAAAAGACGCAGGTGGTAATTTTGCCTATCTTGGCTCAATGGAGCGGGAATTTCAAAGCCAAGCAGGTACCACGCAAAATCAATTAAAAAAACTTAACTCAAGTTTTCAAGAAATTTTTGTCAAGCTAGGTGAAGCCTTATTGCCTGTTATTAATAATGTCATCAATGCGATTAAACCTGTGATTTTAACTATTTCTGATTGGATCTCAGCAAATGGACATATTATCGAAAGTTTGGTGACCGTGGGGGCGGGTCTTTTTGCCTTGGTTGGTGCAGGGTTAACCTTAAATGCAGCGTTTAACGCCCTGATGTTGCCTTTGGTGGCGGTGCGTGGCTTGATAGTGACGTTTTCCCCTTTGGTAATGAAACTTTGTTTAGCGTTCGGCTATGCCATTGGCTATGTATTTAAATTTGGTCGGTTTTTGTCGGGTTTTTTAGTTAAGGGCGTAACGTTAGCCGCTAAAGCCGTATTATTTTTAGGTCGCGCCTTACTCATGAACCCGATAGGCTTAATCATCACCGGCATTGCCGTGGCGGCTTACCTGATTTACCAATATTGGGAACCGATTAAAGCCTTTTTCATTATCCTATGGGCTACCGTAAAAACCGCCTTTGCTGGTTTTTGCAACTGGGTTGGCGGTATTTGGGATGGCATTTTAGGTTTATGGGCTGCGGTGTGGAATGGTGTAAGCGGTTGGTTTACTGGACTTTGGGGCAGTTTCAAAAGTTTGTTTAGTGGTAACTTTTCCGCTCTAGGCGAGATTATTCTCACCTTTAACCCCTTGAGTCTGTTCCAGTCTATTTTTAGCGGCGTGCTAAGCTGGTTCGGTGTCGATTTGCCCGCCAGTTTTAGCGGTTTCGGGCAAAATATCATTGATGGCTTAATCAATGGGATTAAAAATGCGTGGGAAGGGGCAAAAGAAATCGTCTCCAATTTAGGCTCAAGCATAAAAAACTGGTTTGCCGAGAAATTGGGGATCCATTCACCGAGCCGCGTGTTTAAAGGCTTTGGTGAAAATGTGGTGCAAGGGTTATCAATCGGGGTTGATGGAGAAAGTGCGGTTGCTATTCAGTCCGTCGGCAATGTGGCAGACAATATGCAAAAGGCTATGCCGAAAACCTTAAATACGCCAACCTTTAACCCATTGCAAATGGCAGTGGATATTGCCGCTAATACGGCAGATTTGCCTAAGGCAATGCCGAAAAAATTAGACGTGCCAACGCTTAACCCGTTGCAAATGGCGGTAGATATTGCCGCTAATACCGCCAATTTGCCGAAGACTATTCCGCAAAAAATAGAAACACCAACGTTGAATCCGTTGCAAATGGCAGTGGATATTGCCGCTAATACCGCCAATTTGCCGAAGACTATTCCGCAAAAAATAGAAACACCAACGTTGAATCCATTGCAAATGGCTGTCGATGTCGCCGCCAATACCGCTGGCATCGCCCCTAAGGTTACAAAACCTACTCAAAATGCGGTGAAAAAAATGAAAGTTTCTCCTGTGCAACCGCCATTGCCACAGGTAGCGAAAGCCGTAAAACCCACATTACCGCCTGTGGTGGATGCGGTGCCAGTAGTGCAAAATCCAGCCCCCGTCCCCGCCCCAATGCCAACAATGCAGCCCCTTGAAAATGCCCCAGCTCAACAAGGCTTTTGGGGCAATTTGTGGGATAGCATCAAAGGGATTGGAGCATCAATGGGTGACTGGATGCAAGGGTTCGATTTGACCAACGCTTTCAAATTTGGTTCGCAACTATTAGGGCAATCGCTTAATTTGCCTAATCTACCGAATCTGTTTCAGCAAAACGATTCGGATTTACGCACACCGAGCTTTAATCCGAACGCACAGCCAATGGCATTGCCACGCTTACAACGTCCAACAGAACCGCAAGGCGATACACAAACCACGGCCATTAATGGCGGTATAACGGTCAACTTTAACCCAACCATTCAAGTCAACGGTAATCAAGAGAAAAACGGCATTTTAAACGATATTCAACAGGGGTTAAATATGAGTTTAACTGAGTTTGAACGGCTGTTAGATCGGGTGCTTGACCAACGTCAACGTCGAGCGTATTAAGGAGATTATTATGTATTTTATGCTAGGCACCGTGGCCTTTGAGCCTATCAATCTTACCGATTTTTCTGAAACCTTTGCCGCACAATTTGCCGAACATCAGGTGTTAAAAGGCAAACCACGGCTACAAGCCATGGGCGAAAAGTTAATTGAGTTGCGTTTTTCCATTCGGTTACATTTTAAAATTGGCGGTGTAGAAAGCCGTTATCAAACTTTACTTACCGCAAAAGAAAAGCAACAAGCCTTAGCCTTAATGTGGGGAACCAAATACAAAGGCCAATTTGTGATCACTGATATTACTTCAACCACATTATTCACAGATGCCAAAGGTAATGCCTTATGCCGTGAAATGGACGTGAGTTTAAAAGAGTTTATCGGCGATGAACAAGCCGGCATATTGGGGGCGGCGTTAAGTTTAGGCGGTAAATCCTTGCTGGGTTCGATTTTACCCGATTCGGTGGTCAGTGCCTTATCCACCGCTAAACAAACTGTCAGCCGTGCGGTAGAACTTTATAACGCTGGCAAGCGTGCGGTGGATGAAGTCAAAAATACCGTAGCGATTATTCGCCAATTTGCCCAAGAACCAAGCACAGCGTTGGCTTATTTGCCGTCGGCTATCGGTAATTTAGATAGTGCCTTAGGCGGTTTTGGTGAGTTAACTTGCATGGGCGATATGTTGGACGGCGTACGCTCATTTTTACCGGTGGCATCCGAATTTAGCCAAGAAATGGGCAGTATTTATGGTGATTTACAACAGTTGCAACAATGCTTTGATTTAGGCAGTAACGGAGCAGATTGGTCGGACTGGGTGACACCGACTGTCAATAGCCTGGTAAGCCTTGATGACAGCTTTGATATGCTCGCCCCACGAGTGGCAGAAATGACCGCTTGGGTCGTATTACGCACTGATGAAACGGAGAATGAAGATGACCACACAAACCTTGCTTAAACATATTGTCAAACAGGGCGAACGTTGGGATCACCTTGCCTATTATTACTACGGCAACGCCTTAGAATATGCTCGTATCGTGCAGGCGAATCCGCATATTGCTTTTTGTGAAGTCTTGCCAACAGGGGCGGAAGTCTATATCCCTGTGTTAACGGTGAAACCCACCGATAATGCCGATATGCCGCCTTGGCTATCAGGAGGGTCGAATTGATGAACGTGCCACAACCTGATTTCTCGTTATTTTACGAAAAAACCAATATTACCGCCGATATTGAACCGCATTTAATTTCGCTGTCTTATACCGATTATTTAGAGGGGCAATCTGACGAATTACAAGTGGAATTTGAAGACATTTCGGGCAAATGGATTCGAGCGTGGTTTCCCACCCAAGGGGATAAACTCAAGGCAGCAATTGGCTATAAGCATCAACCGTTAGTGGAAATTGGAGCCTTTGAGATTGACGAAGTGGAATACAGTTACAAACCCACAACAGTAAGCCTAAAAGCCCTTAGCACAGGCATCAGCAAAGCCAACCGCACCAACAAGCCGAAAGCCTATGAGAACACTACGCTTGCTCAAATTGTGGCAAAAGTGGCGGAACGGTTAAAATTAAAAGTGGTCGGTAAAATTGACAATATTCCAATTAAACGTGTGACCCAATATCAAGAACGAGGTGTAGAATTTTTGGCTCGCCTTGCTCGTGAATATCACCACAGCTTTAAAATTGTGGGCGATCAGTTAGTTTTCACCAATAAAAGCGAACTGGGGCAAAGCGAACCGGTGTTGGTATTAGAAGAAAACCAGACCATTAGCCTACGACTTCGAGATCGGATCAAAGATACGGCTAAAGCCGTGAATATTAGCGGTTATGATGCCAACGGTAAGAAAGTCGTCAAAAAATACAAAAAACGCACCGCACTTCGACCACAACTAAAGCAAGCCAAAACGGCGAGCGAAGATACCTTACAAGTTATTACCCGAGGTGAAAGCCAACAACAAATTGATGCTCGTGGTGAAGCCGCATTGGCGGAGCAAAATGACGACCAAACTGCTGGCAAAATTACTTTAATTGGCAACCCGAAATTGGTGGCTGGAGCAACGATTTTATTAACCAATCTTGGCGTATTTTCTGGTAAATATTTGATTAAACAATCCCGCCACAGTATTATCCGTTCGCAAAGTTACACCACTGAAATTGAAGTGCGGATGCTGGAATTTATCCCTGATGATTTAGAAAATGTAGTCCAAGGAGAAAGCCATGTTAACTCATGATTTTACAGCAACCTTTCAACAAGGGATAGTGTCCGCCGTGGATAGTCAAGCCCACAAAGTGCGGTGTCAAATTCCAGCTTTAGAGAATTTAGAAACTGCTTGGCTACCCTTTTTAACACAAAATTCAGGCGGCAATCAGTTTTATTGTTTGCCTGACGCGGGCGAACTGGTGGCGATATTACTTGATGCCCGCGGGGAAGACGGTTGTGTACTGGGTACATTTTACAATGAGCAAGATCCACCGCCTACGAGCAACGGCAATCTATGGGTGAAAAAATTCAACAATGGAACCATTATTCAACATGATCGCCATAGCGGAGATTTGACTATTCACACCACAGGCAAAGTGATTGTGAATAATTGCGATGTCATCGTCAACAATGGCAATGTCAATGTGAATAGCGGTGATGTGGTCGCTGATGGTATTAGTTTAAAACACCATAAACACCAAGAACAAGGTGACGGAAACCCAACCTCCGCCCCACTTTAAACCACAATTAATACTTCTTTAAACCGCTTTAAAAGCTAATTTTAAGGCGGTTTTTTACAATGATTTTATGAACATATTAACCCCGATTCCCTCAACCCATTGGCAACTTGCCCCCGACCTTGCAGACGGTACGGTGTGGGGCATTGATGATATACATTTATGTATTGCCAATATTTTATCCACCCCGAAAGGGACGGATATTTTACGCCCTGAGTTTGGTTCCAATCATTTTGATTATTTAGACCAACCCTATGACGTGGCTTTGCCAAATATGGTGCGAGAAATCACTCAGGCATTGCAGAAATGGGAAACTCGTATCGTAGTGGATGAAGTGTTCATTGACGGACAAGCTCCGCATTTTACTCTGACCGTGAAATGGTCGCTGACCGATGCGGTTTACCCCGAGATTTATACCACGCAAGTGCAAGGATAATGCCAAATGACCCAAGATGAAATCAAAATTATCAGTGATGATGTAAGCCAAATTTTAGCCGAAAGCATTGCGGATTATGAACAACGCACCGGCAAAACCTTACAACCAGCTCATATTGAACGTTCCATTATTCAAACCTATGCCTACCGTGAACAGTTGGTCCGTGCTGGTATTAACCATGCTTTTTTACAGACATTTCCGCAATTTGCCACAGGCTTAGCGTTAGATTTATGTGGCGAGCCGATGGGCTGTTACCGATTAACCGATCAGGCGGCACGCTGTACATTACGCTTTAGCCTAGAAGACAGTCACGACAATGTGGTTATCCCCGCCAACACCCAGGTATCCGCTAGCGATAGTCTTTATTTTTCGACCGTGGCAGAGGTGGTCATTCGTTCAACAGAGCAATATGTTGACATAGAAGCGGTGGCGAATTTAACGGGCTTGATTGGCAATGGTTGGCAAATAGGACAAGTTAAAACCGTAAAAACACCGTTAGATAGCAATGTCACCGTGCAAAATATAGATGAAACCCGTGGCGGTATTGATACCGAAAGCGATGATGATTATCGCAAGCGGATATTACTTGCCCCTGAAGCCTTTACCACTTGTGGTTCTATTGCCGCTTATGAATATTATACTCGTGCGGTATCACAAACCATTGCAGATGTGGCTATTCATACGCCACAAGGCGGTACGGTAATCGTCACGGTATTAACAAAACAAGGCTTACCAACGCAGACTTTACTTAATCAGATAAAAGACTATTTAAGCGCAGAAAAACACCGTCCTCTATGTGATACGGTACAAGTACAAGCGCCGGAGAAAATTCCCTTTACCGTTGAGGCTAGTCTGGATTTATTCACCACCTACGCTGAAAATGAAGTAAAAGCCAAGGCTGAAACCGCACTTAAAAACTATTTGTCTGGTCGTAGTCAAAAATTGGGGGTAGACATTGTGCCATTAGATATTCAAACCGCATTAAAAGTGGAAGGTGTATACAACGTTACCCTGACACAACCGCCCCTCACTGAATTGACCGAGCAACAATGGGCAAACTGTGAAAACATTATTATTCACATTAATGAGGTGCGGAAAAATGGCTAGACTGAATTATCCCAATATTATTCAAACATCAGCTAAAAACACCGCACTCGCTGAGTTAGGCAAAGGATTTTCACAGCTTGATTTAACCTTAATCCTGTCAAATTTGGTAGATGTAGTACCTGCAAGAATGTTGCCGTTATTGGCAGAAAAATGGAGCGTCACCGGCTATGATGGTTGGCTGTTAGCTGAAAGTGACAGTGCTAAACGCCAACTGATTAAAAATGCCGTGCAACTACATCGTTACAAAGGCACGCCGTGGTCAATTCGTGAAATCATTCGCCAGTTGGGCTTTGGTGACGTGGTAATTTTAGAGGGATTATTTGATAAACGCCACGATAACAGCATTAAACGGGACGGCAATTTCTATCACGGTGACCGCTCAAAATGGGCTTGTTACCGAGTGATTTTGAACCAAGCCATCACTAACGACCAAGCCGAGCAAATTCGCCAAACCTTACAAGTATTCGCCCCTGCTAGATGTGTGTTGGCAAGCCTAGATTACCGTTCCGTTGCTATTCGTCATAACAACAAGGCCACTCGTAACGGTATTTACAATCGTGGCACAGCATAACTTATTCATATTATAGGAGAACCTATGGCAAACTTAAAAGAAACCGCCCAATGGGAAACGGGTATTTATCAGTTAGAAACCAGCGACCCTGTCATGGGTGGTGAAGACGGTGTAGACAATCGGCAAGCTAAACAACTTGCCAACCGTACGGCTTATTTAAAAGAACAAGTGGAAAGCCTCGGCTCAGACAAAGCCAACGCCAACCACAGCCACGCCATTGCGGATATTACCAATTTACAAACCACGCTAAATAGCAAAGCTAATGCCACGGATTTAACCAGTGCCAATAGCAATTTCACTACGTTGAGAAATATTTTAGTGGGTGTGCCGATTCCCCACCCTTTATCTTCTGTACCAACAGGCTGTTTAGTCATGAATGGGCAAAGTTTTAACAAAACCCTTTATCCCGTGCTTGCCACCAAATACCCGAGCGGTGTATTGCCTGATTTACGGGGTGAATTTATTCGGGGTTGGGATAATGGGCGAGGGGTGGATAGTGGGCGTAATTTGTTGAGTTTGCAAGGAGATGCTATTCGAAATTTAGAAGGTCGGATTTCTGGTATTGTCACGCAGTTTGGTGGTGTATTAAATGCAACTGGTGTATTCAAAGTCGATCCAACTAAATTTGATAATATTTTTGGTTCAAGCACTAAAGTTAGTGATTATGGCGATTATTTAGGATTTGATGCAAGCCTAGTTGTACCAACTGCATCAGAAAACCGCCCACGCAACATCGCTTTCCACTACATCTGCCTAGCTGCATAAGGAGTTAAACAATGATCCAATTTGACCAACAGGGCTTTGCCCTAGAAAGCGGTGAAATCACCGTTTACCAAACCAACAGCAATAATGAATTTTCGGGAGCAACCACGGAATTTGTCAGTGTTGGCGGGGGGCTTTCCGCCAATAGTTATTTAGATGCCCCACCCAATGTGAAAAACGGCTTTGCCATTGTGCGTGAAAATAACAGCTGGCAATATGTGGAAGATCACCGTGGGGAAACCGTGTATTCCACCGTTGACCGTTCAAGTTTTGAAATTAAAGAACTGGGTAAAATTCCCGAAAATTACACCGCAGTTAAACCTGAAAATGATTATTGCGACTGGAATGGTATGCAATGGGTGATTAACGCCGAAAAATAAGCCGAATTAAAAGCCAGCCAACAGGCCCAAGTGTGGGAGAAAATCAAACAAAAACGCCATGAAAACGGACGGGCGGGCGTGTATGTAGAATCCGTGGATAAATGGTTTCACACCGATGACAACAGCCGTCAACAATATATTTTCTTACGCACCCTGGAAAACTATTCCACGCTTCAATGGAAAACCATGGACAACAGCTTTGTGGCGTTAGATAAAGCCTTGCTTGATGAACTTTCTTTGGTGATTTTAAACAACGAACAGGCGGATTTTACCAATGCGGAAACGCATCGCTTGAATATGTTACAGGCGGAAAATCCACTGGATTATGACTTCTCAACAGGCTGGAGTGAAACCTATGGAAACTAAAATCTATTTAGCGTTGTACAAAAACAAGCGTTCGTGGTTAAAAGAACCTGTGAAAGCCTTTAGTGATTGGTTGACTCGAAAGCTCACCAAAGGGCAATATTCCCATTGTGAAATTGCGGTGCAAAAAACCGTATTTACTCGGGGCAGCCATTATGAGCAAGAAAGTTATTTTGAGTGCTATTCGTCTTCGGTGCAAGATGGCGGCGTGCGTTGCAAAGAAATCAATTTAACAGGCGAAAAGTGGGATCTAATCCCACTTAAACACGTCACAGAAAGCCAAGTTAAAGGCTATTTTGAACAGACCAAGGGCATGGCATATGACTGGTGGGGAGCGATTGGCGTGGTGTTAGGCATTAAGCAAAAACGCAGTAAATTCTTTTGCAGTGAGTGGTGTTTTAATGCGTTATATCAGTCAGAGAGTGGTTGGAGGTTTAGTCCGAATGATTTGGCGGTGATGGTGAGAAATTAAGGGGACTTCAATGAAGAAAAATTTAGTCGCATTAGCTGTTGCAGCTACAATAGCTCAAGCACATACTAAAAATAGCAAGCAAGCAAGCAAGCAAGCAAGCAAGCAAGCAAGCAAGCAAGCAAGCAAGCAAGCAAGCAAGCAAGCAAGCAAGCAAGCAAGCAAGCAATTTCTAGTATAAGTTATTTTAAACAAGCTCCGCTACCTTTTATTGGACAAAAGCGGATGTTTTTAAAATATTTTGAACGCATATTAAATGAGAATATTCCCGATGACGGCGAGGGGTGGACGATTGTAGATGCCTTTGGTGGTAGCGGTTTGTTGAGTCATGTGGCGAAACGATTAAAGCCGAAAGCTAGAGTAATTTATAATGATTTTGACAGCTATGCAGAACGTCTAAAACATATTGATGATATTAACCGTTTGCGTGGGTTGATTGCTCCGTTACTTGCTACCACTCAAAAGCAAAAACGTGTAGATGGCAGAGTTAAACAACAAATTATTGATGTGATTAATGGGTTTGATGGCTATATTAATGAGCATATTCTATGCAGTTGGCTTTGTTTTAGTGGGCAACAGGTCAAAGACTTAGACGCATTATTTAAAGAAGATTTTTGGAATTGTATTCGTCAGTCGGATTACCCAAGTGCAGACGGCTATTTAGATGGTTTAGAAGTGGTGAACGAGAGTTTTCATAAACTACTACCACAATTTAAAGATGACCCAAAAGCCTTATTGGTGTTAGATCCTCCATATTTATGTACACATCAAGCTAGCTATAAGCAAGCCACTTACTTTGATTTAATTGATTTCCTGCGGTTGGTGGATTTGACTCGCCCACCGTACATTTTCTTTAGCTCCACCAAGAGCGAATTTATTCGGTTTATTGAGTATATGGTGGCGGAGAAAAAAGATAATTGGCAAGCGTTTGAAAACTGCGAGCGAATCGTGGTGAAAACGTCGGTGAGTTATAGTGGTAAATATGAGGATAATTTGGTTTTTAAATTCAATTAAAACAGCATTTAAAACCAAGTTAAAATAGGTTCAAAAAACCACTTAAAATGAGAAAAATTGCATTTTAAAATTTCTCACTTTAAGTGGTTTTGTTTCTCATTTTAAGCGGTCGGCAACATTTCGTATAACCATTGCCACCTGATGAAAATGACAAAGTTGAATAGGAGTATCAAAAAGATCTTTCAGTAATCCACGCTTCCCATCACATGTAATAGATTGAATTTTATAGCCTTTTTCTCTCAGTTTATTTATTGCAATTTTGTAATAAACCGCTTTTTCCGTTTTCACAATTTGATGATAGATCACAGTATCTGTAAGCGAATTCATAAAAACCATAACCCCAAATTTACGGCTAAAAAAGGTAACATCCATGATGATATTGATAGGAGTGAATTCAGGCTCAATAAGCACCGATTTGGGGGCTTTTTTGATGTGTCGTTGAATGGTTCGTATTGAACATTGGTAAGTTTCTGATAACTCTTTTAAGGTTTGTTTTTTAACGGAATAATCATGCCAAATTTGGGCAGAATTTAATGGTGAATTATTGCTAAATAATTTACCGCAAGAGGTGCATTTGAAACGTTGGATCTTATTTCTGATCCCATATTTTTTTGTAGTATTTTTTAAGCAAAATGGGCAATTTTTTTGTTCATAATTTTGAAAGTGGGTTAAAGCCTTGTACTATAAGGCTTTAACCTACTACTTAGCAACCATTTTGTCCATTATGCCAATTTAATAAAAATAACAAAAAACCCCAGTCACAATCGTAACTGGGGTTCGCATTAAATTAAAA